CGCCGACGTCGGCGCCGAGCAGGGTGTAGCCGATGCCGTCGGCGTTTCCCGCGGTCACTGCCCTGACTGCTTCCTCATAGGAGGCCCATGTCGTAGGGTCGTTGGACTTGGCGTTCGCCGACGGGTTGCGCGCGTTGAGTGGCGGCTTAGTCCAATAGCTCGAGCCGTCATGCCGGGTACGTTCTACCCACGACCACACGACCCAGCGGTCCTGCCGGGTGAGCGGCGCCAGCGCTACCGGCAGGTTCTCGAGGTCGCCTTGATGGATCTTCGGCTTCGAACTCATGTGATCTTACCGCCCAACCGCAGGAAGATGTCCCTAAGCCATGTCGCCTGTCGTTGGGTTGGCTCACCCCACTGCGTCTTGCCGGCCATGTCGTTGATGAACTCTTGCTCGTTCGGCTTCCGAATGCGGTCGATGTTCCGCTGACAGTAGAGCGCGATCTCGCTCCAGTTCGGCATGCCGTCTTCGTCGACGAAGCTGGCATTGCCGTAACGCTTGTTCTCGGCCCGACGAATCCCTTCGGCGCAACCGTCCTCGAAAACCTTTTTTAGGTCCTCCCTGGTCACCGCCTCAGCGTCGCCGGCACCATTCGTCGGCGATACGACCCGGTCGGCTAGCCAGAAAACATCGAGCTGTTCGTTTGCGAGGAGCCGCAGCAATGTATGCGCAGCTACGACGACCTCACCATCCTGTGGTGACGACAGCATACGGATCGCCTTAGCAATCCTTCTGGCAACGGTCTCTGGGAGCGCGTTCATGATGGTAGACTCCAACAGCGTTGGCGGTGCCCGCACATCCTGCAGCGCCAATCTTCGGGATTGTTAGTGACACGAGAGAGAAGTTCACCAAGGCGCGTCGCCTCGACGATCATCGCTGCGCGATCACTCCATTCCCGTGCTCGCTCGGCATCAAACGGCAGCGGAAAAAACAGGCGTTCGCAGCTATCAGCGTTGACGACCGTGTAAAGACAGGGATGCTCGGTCAGATTGAGATAGGCCTGATAGATCCAAACCTGCGCGGTGTATTGCGGATAAGTCTTAACTAACCCGTCCCGCTCGATTGCTCTCCAACCTTTAGCGCCCAAGCACTTGTGTTCCCACAGACACGGATAACCGATATCGGGAAGGGCCGGACCGGCCACGATAACCCCGTCACAGTGCCCGCGCAGAAAACCGCCAACGGCACTGAATCCATGGGCCCACTCGCGCGGTGAGGCGAATTGAAAACCGGCAGCGATTAGGTGCCGCTTGGACAACGCCTCGAACACGTGACCGCGAAGAAAGATGTCGCGTATACGAAGCGAATGCTCGGAATCGCACATCCAATCGAACTGAATGCGCCGCAGGCATTCGCTTCCGATTGTGCTGGCGCCGAGGTATTGGCGCGTATTCGCTTCCTGCGCTCGTGCCGCCGCCGCCTCGAGCAGGCGATTGATCTCGAGGCAGACCGGCGTCTCCGAAACATTGGTGCGGTTAAAGTCAGGCATGTTCCACCATCACGACGATTGAACGCGATCAACCTCGTTGCCCCAGCACATTCAGCCAAGGCGGCGCTTGCGCGCAAACAGTTCGAGGCGGGGCCCGTCGCAGTAGCGTTCGACCCGGCGAAAGAATTCCTCCGGCTTAGGGCTGTGTTCGCGCACAGGCGAGATGATCAGCTCGTTCACGTCTCGGGCGTAGCGCCGTGGGTTACCGCGACGGCCGAGTAGAACGACCTCACTGTTCTTGCGGGTGGTTAGGCCGGTGATGGCCGCGAAATCGGGTGCGATAAACGTGAGCTTGTACGGATCGAACCCGCGACGCAGCCTCGCCCAGGTGAACGCGAACCTCCAGGCAGCCATAAGCTCAATCGACTTCAGCAGGTGCGGCGGAGACGTCCATTGGAATAAGTTACAACCGGCCGGCGCAGCGAGCGAAGCGATCGGCAACGCCGCCAGCTCAGCGAAGCTCATGGTCGGGTAATGCCGCTCAACATCGCGGCGCTCAGGCTGATCCGCGCGCGGTGGCGCGAACGGCTTGAACTGCATCGGCGCGTCGACCGCAATGCAGGCGAAGTGCCGCTGCGGAAGCCCGTCGAATGGATTATCGAGGCGCTGCAACAAGGGAATGACTCACAGTTCGATCTGGTCGTCGAGCTCGTCGGACGTCATCAGGGGGTTGCCGGCCGCTCGATTGGCCTGACGCGCGATCTGTGCGGCGCTGGACTTCCGCGTAATCGTCCCGCCACCGAGGTCACGGGCGTCCACAGCCTTGCGGATCAGGGCGAACGCGGCCGTGAGGAACTTGACCATGGTGTCGCGCGGCCAGGCGCCGATCGGTTTTGACCAGTCGACGCCCTGTATCTCGCCGAGTTCAGGCAGGATGGTCGCGACCGCGCCAGCGTCCCAAGGATCCAGCTCGAGACCGCTGGTCCGGATCGTGGACTCGATCTCGAGTCCTTCGCTGGTCGCCTGCTCGGCCCGCGTACGAATCCAACCGAAGAGCGCGCTGGCTACGAACCAGCCGAGCTCGAGGTCACTCAATCGCGCGATAGGGATGCCCGGCGGGATGACCCCGCCAGGCTTGGCCACGTCGCGCACGGCGGCAATGGCCGCCTCGGTCGCTCGACGCTGCCACACGTCCTCGAGCGCCGAGATCGACGGGGCACCGATCTGCTGTCCGCGCGGGCTCATCGCTGGGCCCAGGCCGGCTTGTCGATCGGCGGCAGCTGGAGCTGCGGCGCGCCGTTGCTGAAGGCCGCTACCGCGGTCTTGGGCACCTGTTCGAGGGGGCGCCAGCCCGGCTTGTCGGGGGTAATGACCTCGAGAATCGTATTCTTCGCCTTGTAGCCATCGCGCGCCGGCTCAACACCGACCCGGATCAGAAAGCGCATACCGTCGAACTCAGAGTACTCGGCGATGCGCGCTTTCTTTGCCTCTTCTGACTGGTCAGCCGGCTTGATCCCGCGCACGGCTTCGAGAATTGCACGCAGGGTGCGGCGGGAAATATCGCCAGCCTGCACATGCCCTGATGTCGTCCCCTCAAGCGTGAGGAGCTGCCAGATTTTGCGCTTGGCGTGGTCACCCTCCGTGATCGTAAACTCGCAGTCCAATGCCTCGCTACGTCCGTCCTTCGACCGGCGCAGCCAGCCGCCTTCGCCGGCGTCGCCGCGACGGATATTCATCTCGACGAGCACGACGGTGCCCTCGGCAATCGGATCAAACGAGCGCTGTGGTCCGGCGTCATTGAGATTTAGACTCATCTATTTCTCCTTGGGTGCTTTTGAGCGACTTGCTCGGTGGGTAAAGAAATCTACGCGCTAGGGGTGTTCGGTGCGGTTAGCTTCGCGATTAACTCGCCCAGATCCGGCTTCTCGATCGGTTCGAGGAGTCCGGCGCGGTCTTTTGCCGGGACGTTCCACCCGTTCGGCGCCACGCACACGAAGGAACGGGTAGGTACGCCATCGCCGAAATCGACGAGTTGCATCGTAATGATCTGATCGACGATCCCCGGCAGCTCGCGTGACGTCTTAGCGCCCTCACACTGCAGCCGGTGAGTTGTGCGGTTGAAATCATCGACAACGCTCTCGAGGATGCCGACGAAAACGACGTTCTTGCCGCGTGCGCGTTGGACTTGATGCAGAAGGTTCAGCATCTCGCGTCCATGAAGACCGTAGGCAGCACGAGTGTCCTTGCGCCCCCGATCGGTGACCGCCTCCGGTTGCTGCTCGCTCCAGCGAAACGATAGGCGCGCTAAGGCGGTTATGGAGTCGATAAAGATTGTCCGATAACGGTCGAGCCCCTCGAGCGCGCCACCAATCGCTGCGTAATGCGCCGGCGAGTAGCAAGCAGCCGGCGAGAAGCTCGGGTCCGGTCCACCGATCCTGCACGCGAGGTCACGAGCAGCGGGCCAATCGAAGATCCTCGCCGTGTCGACGTTGACGTCCTTAATCGCTAGATCGCCGCCCTCGATGTCAACGAACAACGTCGAAGTGGGGTCGAGCGTACGTAGCAGGCTGGTCTTCCCAACCCCGGATGGACCGACGATTAACATCGTGACTCCGCGCGCTTCGGCGGCGCGCTCCCTGGCGGTGATGATCATCATGGCTTGTGCGGCTCAAAGAACTTGCAAGAGCGTGCGTTACTGGGGACGCGTGGACCGGCACGGCCCGGCCTTAGGCCCATTAGGCGACGATATTGTTCGCAGGCCCGACCTTGACCTGATGGCCTCTGACCACACCCCGTCCAGTGCCGGCACTCGAAGCAGCTGTGATCGCCGATCGCCCAGCTGGC